TATTCGAGCTTCTGATCTGGCGTGAACACTGTTTTGGGTTTTCTTTGTTTTTGACTGGTCATTTTTTTCTCCGAGATGGCTAATTGTAAGCTATCTTTCCCTCCGAGATTATTAGACCATTACAACCAAGGACTAACCATGCTGCATAACGATGTGCTTTACGTGCATCCTGATTATCGCAAGTCTCGCCTTGGGCTATCACTTATCAAAGCTACTGAGTCACTGGCAAAATCAAAAGGCGCTCAGGTTGTTCTATGGCACGCTAAACCTAACACGTCGCTCGATACTCTCATGCCTCGCCTTGGTTATGGTGTGCAAGACATTATTTATTTGAAGGAGATTTAACGATGGGGCTTTCAGCGGTTGCCGCAATCGGCATGGCCGTTATGGGTAAAAACCAAATGGATGCGCAAGCAAGCGCACGCGACCAACAGAATCAAGCAATGCAACAGGCGCAACAGAACGCAACTAAGCAAGCGGACATGGCGGATCAAGCTAACAATGCGGCAAGTCGTAAAACGCCAAACATTCAAGGCATGATTCAAGGCAATAAGGATGGCGGCATGGGTGGCGCGTCATCAACACTGCTGACTGGCATGGGTGCAAACAAAGATTTGACGTTGGGCAAGTCAACATTGTTAGGTGGCTAATATGGCTAAGGTTGAGCGCAACAGGTATCACCAACGATGGGGCGCATTGAAGTCTGAGCGCGCATCTTGGATTCAGCATTGGAAGGATATTAGCGACAATATCATTCCTCGCTCTGGTCGCTATTTCACAAGTGACCGCAACCGTGGGCAGAAGCGTAATAATAATATCATTGATTCAACAGCTACCCGTGCGTTGCGCGTCTTGGCTGCAGGCATGATGGGTGGCATGACTTCTCCAGCTCGCCCGTGGTTTAGGCTTGCGTCGCCAACTTATGCGCAAAATGATAGCGCGGCAGTGCGTGAGTGGATGAATGAAGTAACGCGCCTGATGCTTGATGTGTTCCAAAAGTCTAACGCATATCGCGTACTGCATAGCACTTATGAAGAATTGGGGGCGTTTGGTACAGGTGCATTTATCGTTGTGCCTGACTTTGATAACGTCATTCATTGCTATCCGCTGACCGTTGGTGAGTATTGTATCGCTACCGACTACAAAGGGCGCGTTAATACCATGTACCGCGAGTTTCAAAAAACGGTTCATGAGGTTGTGCAAGAGTTCGGCTTAGATAATTGCTCATTAGGTGTTCAACACTTATTCAAGACTGGCGCGCTTGACCAGTGGATCACGATTGTTCACGCCATTGAGCCACGCTCTGACCGAGATGAAAAGCTCAAGGATGCAAAAAACAAGCCTTGGGCATCGGTTTACTTTGAGCTAGGTGGCGAAAAAGATAAGTATTTGCGCGAGTCTGGCTTTGATAACTTCCCTGTTATTGCACCTCGATGGTCGGTGTCTGGTGGTGACATTTACGGCAACAGCCCAGCAATGGAATCTTTAGGCGACGTTAAGCAATTACAACATCAACAACTTCGCAAGGGTCAGGCGATTGATTATCAGGTTAAGCCGCCGTTGCAGGTGCCTGTTGCGCTCAAGAATCGAGAAGTTGACCTTCTGCCTGCTGGCATTACATACGTTGACCGTGCTGGCAGTGATAGTGCTATCCAGTCCATGTTTGCCGTCAATCTTGACTTAAATCATCTTTTAGCAGACGTTAATGATGTGCGCTCACGGATTAACCAAACATTTTACGCTGACCTGTTCCTGATGCTGGCAAGCCAAACAGATGCACGAATGACGGCAACCGAAGTGGCAGAACGTCATGAAGAAAAGATGCTCATGCTTGGCACTGTTATTGAGCGACTACATGATGAAATGCTTGACCCGTTAATCGATTTAACATTTGAGTACATGCTAAAGGCTGGCATTGTGCCAGAGCCGCCACAAGAGTTGCAAGGGCAGGCGATTGATGTCGAGTACATATCAATGCTTGCTCAGGCGCAACGTGCAATTGGCACTAACTCTATCGACCGATTTGTTAATGCTGTCGGCATGGTTGCGCAGGCTAAGCCAGAAGTATTAGACAAGCTCAATGCGGATAAATGGGCAGACGTTTACAGCGACTTGCTTGGAATTGACCCTCGTCTAGTGCTTGATAGCGATGAGGTAGCAGCTATTCGCGAGCAACGTGCTAAGGCGCAGCAGCAAATGCAACAGCAAGAAGCAATTGCACAACAGGCGCAGAACGCTAAAAACCTAGCAGGAGCAGATACCAGTAGTAAGAACGCCCTCACTGATGTGATGGGCATGTTTTCAGGATATTAGGAGTAGATATGTCGATTATTAAATCAAAACGAGTCACAACAAACACATCAACAGCATGGGTTGAGCAATGGCAAGACATTGGCATGAGCGATAGTGCTACTGAGATACCTTTTTCTTCTCACGCAGACCGCAGTGTACAGGTGACAGGGTTATTCGGCTCAGGTGGCAGTGTTGTTATTGAGGGCAGTAATGATGGCATTAACTGGTCAACGCTAACAGACTTTCAGGGTAATCAACTCAGTATCAACACGCCAAAAATCGTCATGGTGTCTGAGGTGACTGCTTACATTCGTCCTCGCGTTATTTCAACTGATGCGCTGACTTCTATCACAGTTTCAATTTTAGTGCGGAGTTAATTATGTTTTCTGCTGAACAACGAAAAATCATTAAGGCGCTTGCTGGGCTTGATACAGTGCTTGACGGCATTGAGCAGGCAGGCGGCTTAGAAAACACAATCAATGAGTTGCAGGCTAAGGCTCAGGCTGCACGTGTCGAGTATCTATCTGAACTGAATAATTTGGCACAGGTTCGCTCAGACAATGCTAATGAAGCTGAAAAAGCTGGCTTAGTGATTGAACAGGCTAATAAGGATGCGACAACAATCATCGCTGATGCAAAGGCTGCTTGTGAGGCAATGTTGTTAATTGCAGAAAGTGAGTCTGCATCTGTGCAGTTTAACGCGCAAGATAAAGTTGATGCTGCAAATACTGCTTTGGCTGATAAGCAAGCACAGCTTGATACCATTAATGAGCAGGTCGCTAGTGCTCAAGCAAGCCTTGACGCGATTCGTCAGGCAATCGCTAATGCGACTGCTAACATCGGGGTTTAATCATGGCAATAGCAACGGCGGTATGCGACTCTTACACACAAGAGATTATGAGTGGCACGCACACAAACGCAGACACATACAAGGCGGCACTGTATAGCAGTTCGGCAACATTGGGAGCCGCAACAACTGCGTATAGCGCCACTAACGAGGTATCTGGCACAGGATACACGGCAGGCGGTGTTGCGCTTACAGGGTTTTCTACTTCGCTTGATTCTGGGGTGGCAATCTTAGACTTTGCTGACCCTTCTTGGGCAAATGCTACCATTACTGCGAGAGGAATGTTGATTTACAACAGCTCAAAGGCAAATAAAGCGGTTGCTGTTTTTGACTTCGGGGTAGACGTAACCAGTACAAACGGCACATTCACTGCAACGCTTCCCGCACCAACTGCTGCGGCTGGCTTAATTCGGATTAGTTAATCATGCCAATTAATACGCTAGATGGTATTGTTGCTGCGCCACGACAAACAAAGTCATTTTTTAAGTTTGGGCAAACTGCGAAAGCAGGCGGTACGTTTCAAAGCACATGGAAGGCGGCTGGCTTGCCGTCAACTGGCGTTACACCAACAACAACGCCTGAGGTGTGCGACAACACTACGGTAGGTGCTTTGTTTTATACGCCTTCTACTTCTGGGTTGACTACCTATTTAACCAAGCTAAGCATGACGGCACAGACGGCAGGATGCCCGATTCTATACGATAGGCTGGTTCATAGCGGTGGGCTTAACGGCACTTTGACGACAGATCAGGCGGTCAATACTCCCGCGCTAACAAGATACACAGACGGGGTTGGTGTCGAGATTTTCCTTGAGGTGTACACGGCAACAGGGGCGACGGCATCTAACGTCACGGTAACTTATACAAACTCAGACGGTGTTAGTGGTCGTGTATCTGCATCAACTGCAATGCAAGTAACGCCCGTTATCGGTCAAATGATTGCAATACCCTTGGCTGCTGGCGACAAAGGCGTTAAGTCTGTGCAGTCAGTTAAACTTTCTGCGTCAACTGGTACGGCTGGTAACTTCGGAGTAACGCTTGTTAAACGCATTGTTTCTGTGCCGTGTCCATTGGCTAACAATGGTCAAACGCTCGATCCGTTTGCATTGGGATTGCCTGAGATTCAAGAAGCCTCTACAAGCTCAGGTGCTTGCTTAGCAATAATGGTAAACGCATCAACAACAAGCACGGGCACGCTGTTTGGTGAGATGGTGTTAAGTAGTGGCTAAGCTACTTGCACAGCCACTTGGTCGCGCGCTATTAACTGGACGCGGAAGCGGTTACAAGTTAGGCAACTTCATTAAAACTAACGGGGCTTCTGCCCTGTTATTGCCTGCGATATTTGGTTCTTCTGGCACAAATGCCATCGTTACGCTTTCAGGTGTTAGCGCGACATCATCAACAGGCGTTGTTTCTGCGTCTAGTGCGTCTGTTACCAATGGCAATGCTGTTGTCACTGGTTTTTCTGCTGCCTCTGGGGCTGGTAGTGTTGGCGTGTCATCTGGCGCATCATGTGGCGTTATTGGCGCATCATGTGGCGCATTGTCTGGCATACCGATTGCTTCTGGTTATGCTTCTGTCTCTTTATTTGGTTTTTCCTCAACTTCTGCTGCCGAATCTATTTCAGCACAAGGCACGGCTAGTATTTCAATTATTGGCACATCGTCGTCGTCATTGTTTGGTAGCGCCATCGCTTCTGCTGGTTCTCTTACTTCTATTGCTGGTGTCGGTGTCGCTTCGCTTGCTGGCAATGCTTCTGTATCTGGCTCGACATCATTGGCTCTATCTGGTGCGACTGCTTATGCTTACGCTGGCTTTGTATCTGCCTCGCTAGAACAACATCAGGCAACAAGTTTGGTGTATCTGCGTCGACGTAGACGTTAAACCTAACATTAATCTCATGCATTAATCTAACAGCATGACAGAAACCAACCCTTATCAATACCTTGAATCTGACGATTCAGACAGTAACGACGCTTTTAAGGCGCATTTGTTGCAGCTTGAGATTGACGACTTCAAGTGGTTGATGGGCGGCAAGCGCGGTCGTCGTATCGTGTGGCGGCTTCTCGAAAAGGCTGGCGTGTTTCACAACTCATTCACTGGCAATGCTCTCGGCACTGCTTTCAATGAAGGAAAGCGAAACTACGGCTTGTATTTAATGGACATGATTCACACGCATTGTCCTGAACATTACGCAACCATGATAAGTGAGCGACAAACACAATGAGCGACGTTGCACCCGAAACAGGAACAACATTGGTAACAGATGCCTCTTTGCCATCTGAAGCCGCGACACAACAAGCACAGCCTGAAAGCACGGCTGTTATTGATGGTCAAACACAACAAACTGCAAGCACGGAAGCAGAAGCACAAGCCCAAAAGCCTGCTGGCGCGCCTGAGAAGTACGAATTTACTTTTGAGGAAGGGCAAGCGCCTGACCCATCAGTATTACAAGACTTCACTAGCCTTGCTAAAGAACTCGACTTGCCACAAGACAAGGCGCAAGCAATCTTATCCAAGATGAGTCCTGTTATTGCTGCGCAAAATGCACAGCGATTAGAAGCAGCTAGTAAGCAATGGGCACAAGAATCAACGGCAAACCCTGAATTTGGTGGTGCTAAGTTACAAGAGAACTTAGGCATTGCTAAAGGTGCGCTTGATAAGTTTGGCACACCCAAGTTTGTCGAAATGTTGAATCAGTCAGGCTTAGGTAATCACCCAGAAGTGATTGGCTTTCTCTACCGTGCAGGCAAGGCAATGAGCAGCGACTCGATTGTGACAGGCGGCAATGCAACGCCTAACAGCGGGACCCGCGATTTAGCCAAAGCTTTTTACCCTAATATGAATTAATGAGGAAATAAAATGGCAACTTTAGCATCGAATGCCATCACACTTGCGGACTGGTCTAAGCGACTTGACCCGAACGGTGGAACCGCTGACATCGTTGAGATGTTATCGCAAACTAATGAAATCTTAGAAGACGCGACTTTCATGGAAGGCAACTTGCCAACTGGTCACCGTGTCACGATTCGTACAGGCTTACCGTCTGTTTACTGGCGTGCAATGAACCAAGGCGTGCCATCAAGCAAGTCAACAACCGCTCAGGTTGATGAATCGTGCGGTATGCTTGAGGCTTATTCGCCTGTTGATAAAAAACTCGTTGCGCTCAATGGCAACTCTGCCGCTTTCCGCTTGTCGGAAGATGCAGCTTTCTTAGAAGCAATGAACCAAACACAAGCGCAAACCTTGTTTTATGGCAATCCTGCTATCGATCCTAAGCAGTTTTTAGGGTTAGCGCCTCGATACTCTAGCTTGAGCGCAGGAAACGGCACAAACATTATTGATGCTGGCGGCACTGGCTCTAATAACACGTCGATTTATTTGGTGGTGTGGGGCGCAAACACTGTTTTTTGTCCATTCCCTAAAGGCTCTAAGGCTGGCTTGACCCGCGATGACCAAGGCGAAGTTGTTGAGCTTGATGCAAACGGCAACAAGTTCCAAGCATTGCGCACCCATTACAGTTGGGATAATGGACTAGCAGTAAAAGACTGGCGCTATGTCGTTCGTATTGCCAACATCAATATCACTGATTTGCTGACGCAGTCAGGAACGCAAGCACCAACAGAGGCAACCAATATTATCAAGTTGATGATGAAGGCGTTTTACAAGGTGCCTAACATGGGCGTAGGTAAAGCCGCTTTTTACATGAATCGCTCCGTACATTCTGGCTTGAGTGTTGCAGCGCTTGATAAGGCTCAATATGTGTTGCAGCCTAAAGAGGGTATGACGCAATTTGGTACTGCTGCCAACTGGTTGACATTCCAAGGTGTTCCATTGCGTCGCGTTGACCAATTGCTTAACACGGAATCGCGTGTCGTTTAATGACTAGGGGCTTAACTGCCCCTTTCTAAAAAGGAAATAATTATGATTTTAGATTCTTTATTGCAATTTTCAGCCGCTCAAGCGGTTACGGTGTTAGGCAATACCATTGCAACCAATGTAATTGATTTATCGCAATCGCGTGACATTGGTTCTGGCGGTGATTTGTATGTTCATTTTGGTGTACCAACTGCCTTTACTTCTGGTGGCTCTGCTACGTTGCAGGCTCAGGTGATTGTAGCTGATTCTGCCGACTTAGTGACAAACCCTGTCATTGTTGGCGCTTCTGATGTTATGGCTGTTGCTTCGCTAACATCTGGCAAGCAGTTTGTTGTTGAGTTAAACCCTCAGCTTGCTAGTATTGGTAAGCGTTACATGGGCGTGCGCTATGTTGTAGGCACTGCTGCAATGACCGCAGGTGCCATTAACGCCAATATTACTGTTGGTGTACAGGACGGCTTGAAGTTTTATCCATCTGGCTTTACTGCTGCTGTTTAATGAGGTGAATCATGGCTAAATATCGCGTATTAGAAAAATCATACATCAATGGTCGCATTTATGAAGAAGGTGAAATTGTTGAGTATGACGGTGAAGCAAGTGACAATTTGGAACCAATCAAGGTTCGCAATAAATCACAGGCGCAAGCTGTTGATGGTGATGATGTCAGTAATGGCGGGTCAACCAACGAATAATGCTTTTCAGGCATGATTAGGGGCGTTATGCCCCTTTTTTTATAAAAGGGTCTCGTTATGGCTTCTGATGTTGATATTTGTAACCTTGCTTTATCGCGTATTGGTGATAGCGCAACGCTGGTTAGCATTTCACCTCCCGAAGGTTCTGCTCAGGCTGACCATTGCGCTCGCTTTTACCCAATGGCACGCAATAGTTTGTTAGAGCGTCATTCGTGGGGATTTGCTACGAGACGAGCGCAACTTGCATTGCTGGCAAACAGTCCAACAAGCGCGTGGCGATATGCCTATGCGTCGCCTGCTGGTGTCGCTAACTATCTTGCAGTGCAAGCGTCTGATGCAGGCGACGATTACACCGAAAGCGTGTATGACAATCGGTATAACACTTATCCTATTAAGATGGGGGCTATATCGCAACAGCCTTATGTCGTTGAGTCTGACGACAGCGGCAATGCAATCATCCTGACCAATATTGAAAATGCTGTGCTGCGTTATACAGTATTGGCTACTGACACAACTCAATATAGTGCGCTGTTTACCGATGCGCTTGCTTGGTTGTTGGCTTCTTATCTTGCAGGACCAGTGCTTAAAGGCGGTGATGGCTTTTCAATGAGCATAAAGTGCGCTGAGGCTGCTGAGAAGTTATTGAGTAAAGCAATTGAGAGCGATGCTAATCAGCGAAAGCTTAGCCTACAGCATCATACCCCTGACTTTATGCGTGCGCGGTACTAACAATGGCAAACATTCGCACAAATCAACAATCTTTCGGTGGTGGTGAGCTTACGCCTGAATTTATGGGGCGCATTAGTGATGCTAAGTTTCAGACAGGTCTTTCGGTGTGTCGGAATTTTAATGTATTGCCACATGGCGCGCTACAGAATCGCGCAGGGTTTGCTTATGTTGGCGAAACAAAAAATAATGGTAAAACAAGACTTATTCCCTTTTCGTTCTCTAATGATGAGACGTTTATCATTGAGATGTCGAACGATTCATTTGTTGGTTACTTTCGATTTTATACGCAGGGCGCAGTAGTAATTGATAGCGTTGTGCCTTATTTTATCAACCATCCATACACTGCAAATGAATTGTTTGATGTTCACTTTGTACAGTCAAACGATGTCTTAACGCTTGTTCATCCAAATCATCCGCCTGCTGAATTACGTCGCTATGGTAATACTGACTGGCGTTATGAGGTGATTGATTTTGGTTCTTTGGCGAGTGGCGTTGTTTTGTCTGTCTTGGCAACCGCTGCACCAGATCAAAACAATGTCAAAAACTATACCTATGTAGCGACTGGTGTTGATTCGGTGACATTGACGGAAAGCCTGCAATGTGCGCCTTTTACAGTAAGCAATAATCTACTGCAAACAGGGGCAAAAAATACCATTAGCTTGCCAGTTAGGATGAATAGTTCATTTACACGCTATAACATTTATTTGTTATACAACGGAATCTATGGGTATATTGGGCAGACTGATGGCTCTGATTTTGTTGATGATAATATCGCGCCTGACCTTTCTAAAACGCCTCCTGTTGAGAATGACTATTTTACTGGTGCTGGGAATTACCCGTCATCGGTTAGTTATTTTGAACAGCGCAGGGTGTTTGGTGGCACAATCAATAAGCCGCAGAACATTTGGCTCACTAAGTCAGGAACAGAAAGCAACCTATCATCATCATTGCCTAGTCGTGACGATGATAGCATTAGCTTCCGTGTCGCTGCGCGTGAGGCAAACAGCATTAAGCATTTATTGCCAATGGCTTCATTGGTCGCCTTAACTGGTTCTGCTGAATGGAAAATCACATCGAACAATTCAGACGCACTAACGCCTTCTACTATCTCGGTTAGACCACAATCCTACATCGGGGCAAATAATGTGCAGCCCATGATTATCAATGCCAGTGCGGTATATGCTGCGGCGCGTGGCGGTCATGTGCGAGAGCTGGCTTATAACTGGCAAGCTAACGGCTATTTGTCTGGTGACTTGTCATTACGTGCGCCACATTTGTTTGATGGGTTGAACATTGTTGATATGGCTTATGCCAAGTCTCCTGTTCCGATTGTGTGGATGGTTAGCAGTAACGGCAATCTATTGGGAATGACGTATGTTCCTGACCAACAAATCATTGCATGGCACAGGCACGATACCATCAATGGCGCTTTTGAGAGTGTTGCTTGTGTGGTTGAGGGTGATTATGACGTACTTTATGCGGTTGTTCGTCGCACGATACAAGGTGAAACAGTGCGTTACATTGAGCGACTCGATCCGCGCGACTTCACCTTAGTGCAAGATGCTTTCTTTGTTGATTGTGGTAACACCTACTCAGGAACACCAACGATGGTGATTAGTGGGTTATGGTACCTTGAAGGGCAGACTGTTAGCATTTTAGCCGATGGCTCACCACACCCTCAGCGAGTCGTAACCAATGGACAGGTATTCTTAGATAATGCTTATAGCAAGGTTTCTGTTGGCTTGCCAATTACTGCCGATGTTAAAACTGTTCCTGCTGCGTTTCAAGTGGCTGGAGATGGCAAGGGAAGGGTTAAGAACGTCAACAAGGTATGGCTTAATGTTTATCGTTCATCTGGCATTAGTGTTGGGGCTAATGAGTCGATGCTGACTAAAATGAAGTCGACTATTACCGCTTATGGTCAACCTAATGCGCTTGTTACTGATGAGATTGAGATAACCTTGTCGCCTAGCTGGGGTGGTAGTGGTCAGGTCATGGTGCGGCAGACTGATCCACTGCCACTGACGCTACTGAGTATGAGCATGGAAGTGAGCACTGGCAGTTAAACCTAACCAAAATTTATAAAGCTACCATTGACGCATTATGTCAAAGGTGGCTTTATGGGTTTTTCATCCGCAATTATGCAGACTGGCGGCATGTTATCGGGCGCAATCGGTGCGGCTGGTGCGGCTGATTCTGCCAAAGCAAACTACAATTTTAATGCCGAAATGTCGGCAATCAATGCACGAATGGCTGAAAGTGATGCACAAGCAACACTGCAAGCTGGTCAACGTGCCGAACAAAGTCAACGCTTAAAAACAGCACAAATTAAATCAAGTCAACGCGCAAGCATGGCTGCTAATGGCATTGACCTTGGCAGTGATAGCGCGGTCAACGTACTAACAACAACTGATTATCTGGGCGAGTCTGACGCTTTAACCATTAATGCCAATGCTATTCGCTCCGCTGGCGCTCAACGCGCTCAGTCCGTGAATAGTAGTAATGCCGCGCTAGTTGCGCGTGCGAATGCTGCTGGCATCAACTCAAGCAGTGCAGCAATGACATCGTTGCTAGGCAGTGCTGGCGGTGTAGCTTCTGCTTGGTACAAATACAAGAAGGAAGGATAAATGCCTAGAGTTCCTGAATATGGCGGTCAACAGGTCGCTTTGTCTAATCAGCCTAGCGGTCGATTTGAAGCGCCACAAATAACCGACACTGCCAGTAAGCAATTGATGCAATTTGGCGAAAGCATGACTAGGACTGGTAATGCGATGCTAGATATTGCAACCAATGAGGCGCACATCATCAATGAAGCTGACACTAAGGCGGCAGATAATGCGCTCGCTGAGGCGCACAGAAAAGCATTACATACCCCTGATACTGGCTACCTTGGCACTGTCGGTAAAAGCGCGCTTGATGCTAAGGATAGCGTCGTTAAGTCATTGCAAGAAGAACGGGAAAGGATTGAGGGTGGGCTAAAGACAGAAGCAGCTAAACGCATGTTTGCTGAGGTTGCTGATAGGCGCATGAATCAGGCGATGTCACAGATTGATTCTCACGCAGGCAATCAAGCCAAAGCCTATCAAATAGGCGAAACGTCGGCACGCGCAAGCAACGCGGTTAATGATGCAACGGTGAATGCTGATGGTGATAGAGGGCAAGGGTCGCTTTACTCTCAGGGCAAGGCAACTGCTTTGCACGAGTTTGAACAGTTCGCACAACTCAAGGGATGGGGAGAAGAACAAACCAAGGAAGGTCGCTTAAAGCTGCTCACTGGATTGCATGGTCAGGTGATTGGCGGCTTTATTGGCAATGGTCAGGCTGCAAAAGCACGCGACTACCTAAGCGAGAATGAGAAAGAGATCGACCCTGCAAAACTTGACGATTTACGCAAACAGGTTAAAACGGCAGGCGTTCGTGACGATAGCCTAAACCTGTTTATGGGCATGAATCCAAGCAACCTAAGCGGCAATAAAAAGGAATTATCGCAACTCTACAAAGACGGAAAAATCACTGCTGAGGTCTACGATGCCACAATGCAACGCGCTGAGCATGGCTATACGGTCGCTAAGGCGCAAGAAGCTGAATATGACAGGTCGATGCTAGGCAAGGCGCAAAAGTGGTTTGTGGATAATCCTGATAAGACGCTTAATGACATGCCGCATGAATTTAATGGATGGGCAACTTCTCGCGCTAGATGGGATGACTTAAAGCGATTGCAGCACTCGGCAATGGTAGATGCAGGAATTAAGAAAGACATAACGAGTAATCCTGACCATGTGGCAGAGCTTAATGCGCTTGCTGAACTTGATCCCGATTTGTTTGTTAAACAAAAAATAGGGGCTTTTGAGCTTAGTAAGGCGGATAGGTACGCTTTTATGGCAACTCAAGAGCTTCTAGGCAAGGGTGGCGCAAAGGCGCATAAAGAATACGTTAGTGCTGCTGACCAGATTAACTCCGTTATAGGTGGGTTAAAAGTTAAAGACAAGGCACAGCAAAATGCAATAAAGATGTATCTGAAATCTAGGTTCGATGATGAGTGTAATGGTCAAGTATTTTCGGAAAGAATTTAAGCTGCTTTCTTTAAAGTTTCCCTACGCTTTGCAGGGGTTTGGTAATTTAGCACCGAGCTGATTCGTTTATAGTTGTAAAATCGTATGTAC